ATAGTCTTTTACAGTCGAAGCTACAAAAACTATGTCGCCACTATTCAATGCTTTCATATCGTCAAGGAATCTATCCAAATATGTATAGCCTTCTGGCCAATCAGGATTTTCCCTATCTTCTAAAGCACATGTTCTAGGACGTGTTAATTGATGTGTTCCATCTTCCTTAACAATATGATTGCCATTTTCGTCAAGTTTCATCACTCGTTTACATGGATTTGCTATACGAGCTTCAGATACAACATAAAATGTTGGTTGTTGTAAGGAAATTTCTCTAGGAAGTGTTGGCTGAATTATATCAATCTTTACTGGTTGTGAAATAATCTCAACTGGTTTGGAGCCGAATATAGAGCAACCACTAATCGTTAGTATCGTTGCCAAGATTAGAAATGTTCTTGCTATCATTCTCGATCTCCTCAAATACGGCCTTCGTTCCATTATTTAAACGATTTTCAACTAGACCTGGTTTCATTAATGCTAATTTATCAAGGTTATGTTTACGAAAGATATCTAGATACCTATCTTTTTCTGCCTCGATCTCTGCATTAGCACGTTGTAAATTATTTAGAGCCTGGCCTTGTCTTTCGTATGATTCTTTCATAGTATTAAACGCGGCCTTTTGCTCTTCAATAGCATATTCAAGTTTAACTTGATTTGCTTTAAGTGTATTATTATCGGTATAAAGCCAATAGCAGGCTCCACCTAAAACGATAATAATTGTACCAAAAATTTGATACACTACTCTTCCTCAGTTTCTTCTACTGATTCTTCAACAACCTCATCTTCCGCAGGAGCTTCAACTTCTGTTTCTACTTCAGTTTCTGCTTCAGCATCAGTTGTCATTTCTTGATATTTTGCGTTAAGTGCAGTTCTTATACGACCTTTCATTTCGTCTTCGAATGCATCTTTTACTTTAAGTGGATTGTTATCAATCGCATGTTGTATAATATCTTTTACTGGCATTTTTTTCTCCAATTTCATTAATGTAAAATTATTTATTCCTCTTCTATGCGGTAATTTAAGCCCGCATTAGAACGAATTTGAACTTTCTTTTTGTCTGTTGTGACAAAATGTAATTCTTTCCAAGTTTGTTTGGTGATGGTTTTTATTCCATTCCAAACTTTATCATCACCATTTCCAAATTGTGTGTCATACGACACAGTAATTGTATATGTCGGTTTGGTAAATAATGACTTGAGCCAAGCCCACATAGGACTAGACTTCTTCTAGGCGAGACATTAACCTTTCGGCACGATTGGTGACCTGGCGGTACCATTTAGAATCACGGCCTTCAACGGCAGCAGTTTTCCAATCATGTTCACCTAAAGCAGCATTAAATTTCTTAAAGCCACTTAAACGTGTTCTCCCCATATTAAACATCATATTAACCAAGATTTGCTGGACCTCTCCTGGGAAATCTCCAAACTCCCCTTCGCCGTATAAAGCGTGACACTCTCCGATGGCAATTTCAAGATCTCGGTCGAAACAGTCCCTGACTCTTTCTTCACTAACCTCTGTACCAACTGGTTTTCCAAATTCCGGGTCACTGTCGAGGACAAGATGACCGACTCCAAAAGTGGGATACCCGAGGTGGTCGTTATAGATGGCATAGACAACTCCTTCGTCGATTTTAAGTTGTTCAAATACGGCTTCTCTATCTTCACTTTTCATTTTAACTCTCCGCTACATCCTGTAGTAATTGTTTTAAATTCTTTTTCTTATATTTCTTTTGAGCCTTTGGAGATACTCCAGGCTCACCTTGTGGTCCAACACCAAGCCCTGCGATTGCTCCACCTCCAACATTTACAGTTGGGATTTCTTCAATTACAGCTTCGTTTCGGCTTTGCCAATCACGACTTGTTTCGTCATTATTAATTGGCCCACCTTTTGCCCATGTATTACATGTTCTAGCACTATGGCATTTAAAATGGTGCATCCAACAATAACCTAATTCTCCATCATCGTCTGATGTTTTACCAGGCATACAATCTTTCATACGAGGTGAAATGTCAAATGCTACACAATTTTCACATAAACTTTTCTTTGCTGCTTCCACAGTTGTGTCCCAGTGGTCAGCAATCTTTTCCCAATATGGCCCAGGTATATCTACATTTAAGGGACCGTAATTGTGCTTTTTAATAGTAGCATCTCGGTTCTTTGTATTTAAATCTACATCACCAGCTGCTGTAGGACAAGCATCCTCATATAGAATATCTCTATTTTCAGCAATAAAGTTTCTAATTGAATCCTCTATTATATCATGTTCTTCCGACTCTGTCAACACGTTGCCATTAAATCTTTCACTTTCCCTAATTAACCATAAGGCTGCAGCGTAAGAGGCAATCTTTGTTTGACCACCCGGAAGTTTTCCTAGTAATTTTTTGAGATTTAAGATAAGTTGGTCGAAGACGCCGAAAGCATCTTTTTGTTTATTACGAGTAAACTTTTTACGAGAGATAAGGATATTTCCTTTCTCATCAATAATGCCTTCTTTAAATGCTGGCCATTTATTAAAAGGCGTAACTAGCCTCTTAATAAAACTAAATACCAGAAATAAGTCTACAACCATATTAGATTTCCTGTAAACGCTCTATAATTTTGTCATCTGAAACAATGCTTTTACTATTAATAATCACATCGTCGTATACCAACAATTGTGGCATAAAATTCAGATAAACTACAAAAGGCTTCAAATACTCATGATATTCATGAAGCCTCATAAAAAGCATTTCAGTAGCTTTAGCACCAAATACATTAAATAGTACTATCAAATGATTTAGAATCAACCTTTCCTTCAGTTCGTTATCCTGCCTATATCGACTGAATAATTTTCGAAGGTATTGGAACCTCTTCATATCTTCTTCGAACTCTGACATGTCCGTACATTGTGGATTGTCGTAATGCTTCATAGCATAAAGTAAAAAGGTTGATTCCGTCAATTTCATAATACAAAAATGTAAAAAGTGTTAACTATTAACTGTCAGCTACAATTGCGTCTTCCACGGCTGTATTACCTGTCACACCATCATCACCAGCATCACCTTGAGAAACTTTCATCACAACCAAAGGTTCTGCGTGATGTCTTGTGTTTCCATTTTGATCTGTATATGTGTGATACAAGTTCCAACCAGGTGTATGAAGACCTTTAGCTCTGTTAGATGCAACACCTGCCTCTGTCAAGTCAACGAATACTGCGTTGTCTTTGTCATTGGACTTATTAGTGTTATTTGCGTCGTCCTCGAGCCACTTAGGTACGTCACCAGCGGTGTCTGTTTTTCCCCATAGTGCCATTTGTTTTCTCCTGTTAAATTAACGTTAATTTATAACAAAAATTATTTCTGTTCGGCTTTAAAGACTTGGTCAACTAATTTAGCTTTAACTAACCTTTTGTCTAATTCAATGCCGAGTTCACGACCACGCTCTTCTAATTGAGCTTTAGTTAACTTATTTAAAGAAGCCTTTGTGACCTTCTTAACAGCTGGTCCTTTAGCAACTTCTTTTTTAGTCACTGGTGTGGTGCGAACAGATTCTTTTGGTTCAGGTTTATTTAAACCAAAAAAGTCTTTTAACCATTCAATTATCGCTTTCATAATATCTCCTATAATATAGATTATTTAATTTATTTATTCTGATTATTAGTCAGATTCTTTATCTGCATTCCAGTTAGAATCGACATAATCAAAGAATTCTTTTTTCTTCTCATCGTCAAGTTCATCGGGTGACTCTACACCAAATTTTTCTAAAGCCTTTGAGAAAAACTCTTGGTATTCACTATCTTCCTTATAGTTTGCATGTAATTTCTTTTTTGAACTACAAGAACCTTCTTGAATATATTCGTCAATTTTTTCGTTAATTTTTGATGTCCAATCAACTGATTCTTTTGCATCTCTTGCAAAGTCGTACATACCAATGACGTCATTTTGAACTTGGCTTAGTGAGCCGCCTTCTTCAGCACCAAGAAATCTTACAGCATATTTGATAAGTGACTCTTCAGGACCAGACATTATAATATTATTGCCTGGATTTGCTGGGCTGTGAACTCTGATTTTAATTCCTAATTTCTCAGCTGTTTTATTGTCTTTTACTTTACCAGTAAACATACCAACTTTTAAAATAGCTTCAGAGAGTTCAGTTTCCTGAACCTCTTGTGTTTCAACCACCTCTTCGGAAATATTTTCCTTTTTGGTGAAATAGTCTACGTTGCTTGACATATCTGTCTCCCTATTTAAATTTAATTATGTGTTTATTTATATAATTTTAGTGATTTTAACCACCAAGTCGTTGATACCTTTCAACAACCTGTGATATTCACCTTTTCTTATTGTAAATCCAATTCCTGGCTTTAACAAGTAAGGTAAGGAATTTTCTGGTTGAAATTGCCAACCATCACCTTCAATCACTTCTATAATTCTATCTTCTTCGTCTCGATGCCAAACAAATTCTTCATCAATAGCATCAACACTAAATGTTCTTATATTACCTTCGTCTGTGTAAGGTTTACCAAAAGTAATTTCCGCCACCTTTTAACCCCAATTCCTTGGCATATCTTGGAAGGCGACAAGCCCAATAACCTGGACTTAATTTATCTGTTTTTGTATCACAATTATGTCTTGCGGCAAAACTTGCTGCAGCCCCTTTATCATTAATCTTAGAGGTCAGCCCACCTTTCTCATCACCAAATTGTATTTTCTTAATGTTGCCTGTTTTTGGATTTCTTACATAGACAACATATTTTTTGTCTCCACTTGACCTTTTTGGTTTATTTAATTCCGGTTCTTTTTCGGCTGCTAATAAACCAGCAGAAGTATCAAACTCTACCAATGGTTGCTCGAGAGGTACAACGACTCCCTCATATAAACCAAATGATTCGTTGAATCGCTTCATCGTTTTACAATTTTCAGAATCTTTTTAAGGCTTGCAGGGTCCTTAGAGATTAATAGCTGATATTTCTCTTTGTCCTGCACTTTTTGGAGTGAATCAAAACCTCGTAATAAAGCATCAGCTTCATCACTCTTCAGTTTTAATTTTTTCTTATTTAAGAATTCCATTGTACCACCCTTGTAATCAAGAATTTTTCTTAATTGTACAATAGGATTCTTTTTAGCAAGTTTCATATCAGCTGTAGTTGCCCTTACATCTACATCTTTAACTTGTTGGAAATCTCTATCTCTTTTGATGGCTTTCATTGCATCGGCTTTTGCAGAAGCTTCTTTTAAACCTAATGCTTCTCTATACTTGCCCATTTGTAAACCCATAACAAAATCATCAAACTCATCAGGGTCATCTGTTTTAATAGAATCTGAATCTCTATAACCATAGAAATCTGACATTGCACTTGATGGTAAATCCTTTCCATTATCTTGGAAGGCAATAATTTCTTTAGCCCATTTCTTTTTAATGTCGTCTAAAGACATATCATTTTCGTTGATATTTTCTTTCTTTAAATATTCTTTAGCTTTTTCTCTATCAAGGAATTTATATTTACGATATTTACCATCGTCGAGGTCTCTTACAGTATATGTTTCATTATCTATATTAGAGATTTTACCTCGTCTTTTGCTACCAGAAGCATCGTAATAATCCATCTCTATATCATTTTTCTTAATGTTATTTGCAGAAGATGGAGTTTCAGTTCCCATACCTTTGGTTGCAAGTATTCTATAATTCTCTTCTAATGTAGCTTCAATATATGCAAAGTCATCTTTGAGACCACCCATGTAGTTGCCATAGGCTCTTTGCTTTAATCTTTGATATCTATTTCTTTCAGAGTCACCAGATTTCTTTCTTCGTTCCTCTCTTTCTTTTTTAGCTTTTGCCATTTGGAGAGGGCTATATCTATTTGGTGATTCCTTTTGTAATTCTTTGGCAATTCTTTTTATATTTGTAAATGCGTCTGTTCTGGAAATATTGCCACTGTTTTCAACAGCTGATTCATCTAATATTTTTTTAAGTTTTGAAGCATTCTTTTTAATCAGTTTTGATACTTCAGTACCGAAACCTCTCTCGCCTGAGAGAGTTGTATGCTCTTTATCTGTTTCTTTTCTATCAACATGTGCATCATGTTTCTTCATCAACTGGGGTAAACCCATTTTCATGATTGCATTATACATTGGTGTAGACAAAGTAAGTTTTGATTCGTCTAAATTGACTGATTCGTTAGCTTGTCTTAATGCGTCCTTAACTCTTGGGTGCGATACCAAACCTTTTTTGAGTTTTGAAATTTTTGAATATGCAGCAGAATAATTACCGTCTTTATATCTTGGGTCGTTGGCAATACCTATTGCCATTTTAATATCTTTACTTGTGATAGGAGAATCTCTGTCATCATCTTTAAACTGAACATAACCTGAACCATCACAATGCTTACAATCAGCATCTTTACCATCGCAATGATAACAATCGCCACCCTCTATGAGTTCAGTTTCTTCAGTTTGAGGTTTACCTAATCTTTTCTGTCTATCTCTATGTGTTTCACTACCAGATTGTCTTTGCATTCTAGCAAGACGTTCTTTTCTTCTTTCCTCTGGGCTATTTGCAACTTCGTGTTTAATGTCATCGCGATTTGCATTTTTCATCATATCAGCAATACGCATTAATGTTTCTCTATCTCTTTTAGATAAAGATTTAATTTTTTCGTCGTGGGCAATCTTTTTTAATGAAGCACCATAGGCAGCATCGGATTCGACCAATCCTGTTAATAAATTTCTAAATTTTTTCATTTATCGTCTCCGATTTTATTTTTGTCTATCCAAGTCTTAAAAACTTTCATAGCATCGCGCATACCTTGTGTTTGGTTTGCATGATGTTTGGCCCTATAATACATTGTATTAATAATAGCCATTCTTCTTTGTCTATTATATTTAGACGCAATATCTATTGTCTTTTGAGCCTTCTTTTTATCAGAATACCCAGTACCTTTAGCCGTATCATTTGGCTTATCGTCCGAATACAAATCACCTTCTTCGTTTACCTTATCTGGCAAACCTTTGTGTTTTGTTTTGGCATAATCTTCCAAATCCTTTTTGGAAATATTCTTTGCCATATCTCTCACTTGTTGAGAGACTTCGGATTCAGGTGTATCACCATCTTTTACCGATAGTGCCAAACCAAAAAGCCTTTGTTGAGCCTTTGATTTAGCTTTTTCTTCCAAATAATCCGAAAATGATAGCATTATTTTATTATAAAATTTTTAAATGATTTTATTGTTTCTTCTCTTTTACTATCGATTTCGTCTTTTAAATCTTCTATTTTATTTTCTAGTGATCGAATTTTTTCTTCCCAATATTCGTTTTCTTCATCAGCTGTTTCGTAAGCATCATCATCGCCTGATTCTTCGGCATCATACATTTTTTCTTGGGCTTTTTGTGCTTTATCAAAAAGACTTTCAAGTTGCTTTTCCATTCTTGCTAACTGAATTTGTTTTGCTTCATCATCTGATACATCAGTACCAGCCATAGATGCGGTTGGATTATCACTAAAATGTTTAATTCTTTTTTCAGGTGTTGAAAGATCTGGTTTGTCTTTTTTAGGTTCGTCGTCTTTTTTATCTGATACCCTTGTCCATTTTGTATTACCATCTTTTTTCTCATAACCAGCTTTTTCCATTTCTGGAGCAACATAACGATCCTTTTCATCTTGACCTAGTTTATCCCAAACTTTACCGTCTTTCTTGGCCTTTGCTTTAGCAGCCTGCATTGCATAGTAAGAGTCAAGTTGGCCATCAGCTACTGATTTAGGACCTCCAATTACTTCATCAAGCTTTTGAGTTAGTAAATCTTTAATAAATTGTTTATTATCCATTGGTTATCCTTTCTTGCCTTGTTTGCCGTCCCAGTTTACGACTTGGTATAGTTTCCATTTATTTTTTTGTGCAAGTCTGGCGTCTATAATTGCTTTATCCTTTGCACCACCTTGTGTCCAAATATCAGCCAATCTATCTTTTGCTGATTTAATGTCATCGTCCTGACCAGTTAATTTCCAGGTATCCTCTCCTGCTTTTGTGGCAAGAATAAACTTTTGGTAAATGTGATTACCCTGTTCGTTAAATTGTTTAAAACTTTTCATTAGAATTTAATCTCTGTCCATATCAATGATGCCATCGAAATATCCTCTCTCGATACCACCCATGTAATCAAATATTGCCTGTTCGGCATTTACTAAACTTTCATATATTGCATGTGGATTACCTCTTTGACGACTTCCACCTGTTTCAGCAGTATATTGCATTTCATCTTGCATCTTTGCAACTTTGTGAATTGCCTTTTGCATGTTTTTTAAACTTCTAATTTCTTTTTTTCTATCGAACTCTTTACCTTCAAACTTCGTGGGTTTATAATTAGGAATTCTTGCCTCTTCTAAGCTTTCAGGTAGGGAAACTTTCTTAGCGCGTTTTCTCATTTTATCGAGTAAGCTACGTGCTATAGTTTTCATTCTACCCATTAAAGCTTTTTCTTCAAGTTCTTCCCAACCTTCGATTTGTGCTTCTTCTTTATAATCTTTACGAATATGTTGGATTGCTCTCCACAATTCTTCGCGAGTCATTGTATCACCAGCACCAACATTAGAATATCTAGTCATGCTGAACATCTTTTCCATTTCGTCGTAAATTTGTTCATTACTTAATTTACTTTTTGCGTATTTTCTTAATTCACGGTTTGCTTCAGAATTGAGCTTTGAATTTTCAGTTTGGCTATCACCAATAAAAGCAAAGTAATAATCATTATCGTAAATTGGATATGATAGAGATAACCAAGACTTCTTCAGTGCGCTATTATTATGAAACTTTGAAAATGAATCTTCATTATCAATAATCCATTGTTGTTCTTTTTTATCAACAGCTACTGCTCTTGCGTAATCTTCAATGGATTGTGGTTTTGACATTGCTGCTTCAGCAAGTCTATTACTATTATAAGCTGCAACTTGTCTTAATGCTTCGTTAATACTACCTTTTACTGCTCTCATTATTCTTTTTCCTCTGCCTCGAATGCTGTTGTACGGACATATTTTCTGTTTGGGTTAACCATTACATTCATTTTATTCATTAATCTTCTATTTAATAGAACATCTGTTGTAAGACCATCACGCTCATCTAAACCAAAAGTAATTTCGCCGTATTTTTTACCAGCAAATTCATAATTGAGTTTTACCAATGGTCTTTTATCTTCGCCGACCATTGTTTTAGAAACGTAATCACCTATCAGTTTGGTTTTTATGGTTTTGCCAAACGATGTGAATGTGATATTCTTTCCATCAATTTTATATTTATCAGCATGTAGTACTGGGTATCTATAATTACCTGTATCAAGTTTTGCTGTTAATTGTCCAAATGGTTCTATCGTCACCATTTCTATATATCCAACCTGTGTTGGGTGTGACCAATGAAATTTCTTTTGTGAAAAATGGTCTATTAGTAAATTTAAAAGTGGATGTTCCTTATCACCTTTTTCTTTTGAACCAGACATTGCCGATTCAATACCTTTTGTGCCAGGACTATGATTAACCTCTAATATGAAAGGAGGTTCTTTTTCTCTATCCTTTGAAGGAATAAAATCAACAGCAACCCATCGGCCATCTACAGCCTTTGCTGCCAATAGACATTGTTCTACTTCTAATTTTGTGAGTTTGACTTCATTCACATCACCACCTTGTGTGACATTTGAACGAAAATCACCTTTGACTTTACCACGAGTCATACTTGCTATGACCTTACCGTCCAATACATGAACACGGTAATCTTCTTTCATTTCAATATATTCTTGGATTAATAAGGCGGCAGCCTCATCTTGTTTATAGATTAATTGGATAAAAGCTTTAAGTGAAGATTCCGAATCAATTTTAACAACACCAACACCTTCTGAACCTTCCAATGTTTTCATAATAATCGGAAATGGTCTATCAAGGTTTTCTAATGCTGATTGAATACCATCATCTTCCTCGTTTGGAATTAGGACTGTTCTTGGTTGTGTTAAACCAAAGTCTTGTAATCTGAGATAACAGCGATATTTGTCATTACACAATTCAGCAACTTCTCTTGCGTTGACCATTGTACAACCTGATTTCTCAAATTGTGAAACCTTATCGAACCAGCCTTTATTATGTCTTACATTACCTCGAACAATACAAAGAGTGCCTGGCCCAACTTTAAAGCCTGTTTGGTCTTTACGATTGCGAATAACATATGAACTTATACCATCTGCCCATTCAATAGAACCACGTTCAACATCAAAGCCAAAAAAAGGAACATTGCGTTCCTTACATACTGTTTCCATGTGAGAGGCGGTACGAAATGCCGGTTGGTTTGCATCCGGCACAGTCGTGACCATGATTACTCTGAGTTGAAAGTCGTCGCCTTTCGCTTCAGATAAAAAGTTTGAGAAATTTCGCATAATGTATTATTCACCTTGAGGCCATAATAAGGTCCTAGCCTCTAGCCTTGTCGACCGCGCGGTTATATTTGTCTTTATATTTTGCTCTTACGTCTGCTTTTTTCTTTTTGGCAGCCTCAAGCTCTTTTTCAGCCTTTGCAATTCTTGCATTTGCGTCATCAACAGCTCGTTCCATGTCTTTGCGCCAATCTTCATCTAATTCAGATTCTTCTTTAACTTGTGTATAACCCTTAATGGTCATCCAGTTTTGCACTGCGTCCATTAATTCTGTAGGTTCAACACCTGCCTCGTTTGCATTTTTAACGAATGCCATTAATTCTTCTGAATGCTCTTTTGTCATTCTTTCATTATATGGATAGCCTTTCAAAGGATTATCAAAATCTTTAGGGTCTAATAACTTAATTGCTTGAGCATTAAGTTTCTGCTTTTTATAAGCAAGTTTCTTGACCTTTTCCTTAAATGCCTTTGTTCGGCCATCTAATTTAAATGGTTCCATTTTTTCTTCTCCTACTTTTTGTCCTGGTGTGTCTTTCTGAAGTCTATTACGCGCTTTATCTGTTCCCCAGTCTCCTGCACCACTCATTTTTATTTAACCTTATCTGCTAGATCTTTGTCGGCTTTACCCCATGTTCCTTTTGATTTCGTTGCGAAACTATTAACACGGGCAAATCCCCACTGTGTAGGAGTAGTCCCTGGTCTGTGACCAGTTCTCCATGCGGCGACACCTCTATCAAACACTTTCTTTAAGATATTAAAAGGCATACCTGATTTCTTTGCCTTATCTCTTAATGTTTTATCAGTGTCTGCCTCATTCATGAATATAAATTCGACTTCATTTGCTAGCTGTTCTAATTCTTCTTTAACACAATTTGGTACCATATTACCTTTGCGGCCTTTTTTCATACCAACTTGTTTATAGCCATCCCAACAAGGATCGCCTTCACCTTCGATTTGTGCTTTAATTTCTTCTCTTTGTTTTGCTCTTTCGTCCATTGCTCTTGCAGCAGAATACATTTTAAAGCGATAATCAAAGTTTACTGTATTGTCAGATCTTAATAATTGGTGAGGTCGTTTTAAAAATGCACCGTTTGCCTCACCAAACATTGCTTTAAATCTTTTTGTATGTGTTGATGGTTTTGTTTTTGCTGTGGCATCACCAGGTGCTGGTTTATATGCAGCTGGGTCATCATCGTCCATTTTTGTTTGTTTTGCAAATTGTGCGTGGCGTTTTGCAGATGTGGATTTAGATAATTTACCGTCCTTTGAATCATCTTTATAATAATTACTTTTTGCTCTTTTATCAGCAACTGTCATCTTTTCATCTAATAATCTTTTACGGAATGAGGATGCAGTGTAGAGTTCTTGATTTACGGATTCATTTGCAAATTGTAATGCTTTTTGAACTTCTGGGTGTTTTGAAAGATTGCGTTTGATTTTATCAATTTCTTTAATAGCGTAATTATAATTACCACTTAAATCAAGCGCAAGTTCAATACCTAATTTAACTTCTTTTTTCTTTGAGGCTGACTTCGCCTTAGGATTATCTCTATAATATTGAGCAACCTCTCGGCCTGTGAGTTTTGATTTGCCCATTGCTGATAATGGGTCAAGTTTACCATTTACAACTCTTTCGCCTAAGAAATTGGCTACCATATCATCAAATGATTCTTCTACCATGCCAAGTCCTTTGCGAACATCATTATACATGGCACTTGCGAATCGTTTGCCTTTGGAAGGAACACCTTTTGTGAATGATTTTAAATCGCCATCTTCTGCTGCAGCTCTCATTTTGGATGCAGACATACCGGTGACTCCATCTGAATCTGGGTCACGTTCGCCTGCAGAAATGACATCTAATGTTTTGTAATTATAATCACGACCATTATATCTGTTCATTAATCCACTAAATTCTTTTAATCTATCAGCACCAACTACAACAACTAAATTTTCATATACACCGTCAAGCTCTTTTGCAACTTCTATAATTGTTCGGGATCTTGTAGTAGGAAAATATTTTTTACCAAAGAATGCTTTTGCATATCTTAATTTTTGGTCATATGTGAGTGGATTTTTATCTGAATCTTGTGTTTTTGAAAGATATACCAATGGGTCGCCATCACGGGAAATGGCTTCATTAATAATTTTATTTACTAATTTTTCATGGCCTACTGTAGGAGGATTCATACGACCAAATCCAATTACAGCTGTAGATTTTCTTACAGCTTCTGAAATCGTTGGTTCTGTTTCAATATACTTTGAACTATCGATTCGTCCTTCGCCATCCTTTTTAAGTAAAGAACCTTTCTTTTTCTTTTCTTTGTCTTTTGAATCTTCTTTAGACTTTCTAGGTTCCATGCCATCGTGCTGAGACTCGTCGTCGTACTCGGCCTCTGGGCGTGGATTTAATTTATCTTTTGGGTCCATAAGGTATAATCCCGTAATTTAGAGCTCTATTTGTTTTATTTATAATACTCTGCGAATGAAGGTATAAACTCATAATTAACTGCCGCGCTAGACGACCAAATTGTCGATTCTCTCAACCAACCTATTGCTGGTGTGGGAGACATAATTGCAAGAGGCACAGATGTTCTGCGTTGACCTCTAATAAAATATGCATTATCAACAGCGCCTAAAACACCTTTTTCCTCTATTTCATTTACAAGAAATTGAGCAGTATTTTTCGTCATCATATAAGCATGTGCGCCTTCATGTCCAGTAATATTTATTAACGATGTTGGTGTACCAGCTGCCTTATGGTCATATCTTGATGGGTCAGTCAATTTATATCCAAGTACCACCAATAGGCCATCCGGTATCTTTACAGTTGGTTTATGTAATAATAAAGCATCGTGTTCCAATACAATACCAACTTCGTCGTCTCCATCAGCAATCTTTTTCCATATTGCACCATGTCCTGCAGAACAGGCATTTGCCTTTTGTGCTGGTGTCATTCTATCAATAATCATAGGTGGTTCAAAGAATTTCATCTTAATACCAGTTTGACACCATGCGGCACGGCCAGTAATATCAGACCAACCATCAAAATATTCCCAATTACACCCTACATCGTCACACGATTTTGCACAAACTTCAGCATATGCACGGCTTATAGGTGTATCAATTCTGAGAATATAGGCTTTCATTAGATATTCCTAAGTTCATTATACATTTCATAATCAGCACTAAAATGTTTTATTATATCAGTATATGATTCCTCGTCAAACATAATTTCGTTATCTCTATTTTTTCTAGTATCTGTTTTATGTCGAGGTAGTGGAAATTGAATTGGCACACCTAATTGATGTTCCATAAAGTATTCCAATCTAGTTCCTAAATCTTCATATAACCAATATTCACCATATAATGTATTTCTAAATTTTAACAGGTCTGTTTGTACGATTGCAGAATTTGCATCATTATCAAATACACCATTATTAGTCCATGATTTATATTCTTCTAATGAAGGTGGTTTATTTGGAGACCTAAATTTCTTGTAAAAGTAATAAAAGCTTTTTGCTCTATCAATTGGATTTCTTAATAATGCAAAACAATAATATTCACTTGCTTGTTCCTCGGTAATAATACCTTCAGCAATTAATTGTTGCAAAGAAAAATGATAGAATGCATAAGGACGATACCTTGATACAATACTTTCATCAAGTGTTCCACGTAAATTACTATCTTCTACTTCTGTATAAACAGCATCTGGGTCATCAATATTACGAATAAAGAAATCCGATAAACTACTTGAAGCAGTTTTCGGCGTGCGTAAAAAGAGAAATTTGTATTTGTGTGATAAGTACATTATACTCCTTGTGAATAATCAACACAATTAAAGCCCATTCCAGTTGAGCCCCATTTGTGGTCTGCATAAACTTTGTCTGGTCCATTATATCGCTGTGAACCATTAATATAAAATTGAGGAATGAAATAATGTGATGGCCAAATAGTGAGTTTATGCTTCCATTGGTCTATAAATTGAGCCAAAAATTCATTCCCTGTAGATTTGTGTGGTTGTCTGTGTAAATCACCTGGACGTAATAAACGCAATGAATCAATTACAGTTTTAACAAATTCATTTCCAGGATTACACCCAAAAATAGGTTGAACAAAATTAGGCCGCCCTTTTTCATTTTCATAACAAGTATATGCGTGGTCTTCTGGTGATTGCCATAATTCGTCTGTATTTTCTAGGCAAATCATATCAGCTTCTGCAATAAAGCCACCCTCTTCATATAAAAGTTCATAACGAATTAAATCAGAAACGCCACACCAAGCTTTTGCTCTATAATAATGTTCGATAAGGTCCTGGTTAATCCATCGTTTGTCTTTAAGCATACGGTCATCAAAAATACTATATTCCCAATCTGGGTGTTTATCACGCCATGTATACATCCATTTCAAAGGAGCTGGTTTTGGACCAATCCAAATATGACTTAATTTCTTTTCTATATTAGTGTGCATGTATATTCACCAATTTTGAATATGCTTGTGTGGCAGGGTCTTCGCCCTCCAATAATGTATATTTAATATCCAATAGATTAAACTGATTTAATATTGCCTTGTCTATATTTACACTTTCTTCTTCATTTTGTGCTCGGCCATCAGATTCAAAGCCTTGTGGTCGAGTTAACAAAAAGTTAATGTTATCATACATATTATAACACTCTAAGGCCATTTTGTCAATTAAATCTGAATATAAAGGACCATCATAAAGTTCTCTATAAATGGGAGATAATAATACTGGACTGTCAGTAATGACATAATCCACTTGACCTTTCAATCTTAAAATTTTACGATGTTGGTGTGCAAGAACCCATAATTGGTCTTTTAACATAGGAACATTTCCTTCCCATACACACTCTTTGGCAAATTCGTCGGTCAGCTCTACACTGTATCCCAACATTTTCATCTTATAAAACAATCCGGCAGCAGCTGTGCTTTTGCCGGAAGATGGACCGCCATAAAAATTAATTACTCGGGTCTTTTTTGTCACTGTACTATCCTTATTGCTTTTCAACTAACCATAAAAAATCATCTTCTACAATATAATTACCTTCTCCGTATAGCTCTTCCACAGCTTGTTTTACTGTTGGAAAATGAATATCATGTCCAATAATCATACCACCCTTTCTCACCTTAGGTGCCCATGCTTCAACATCTCGCATTACACCATTATAACTGTGGTCAGCGTCAATAAAGACAAAGTCTAAACTTTCATCTTCTACTTGTTTTGCTGCTTCAGTTGTATAATCCTTAATAATTTCTGCTCTGTCTGGATATTGAGAGCAAAAATTTACGAGGTCTTTATAGTAAGTCTCATGGTCCCAGGCATGGCCATTCTCACCTCTGGTCCATTGTTCGGGTCCGTCATATCCTGGCTGAGCTTCATAAAGGTCAACACCAATAAGATGCAAATTGTGACATGTACGAACAAGGTGCTTAAATGTTTCACCAAGCCAAACTCCAAGTTCAGCCCCTTTTGTCCAGCCGTTTTTTCTAACATATTTTTCAATCGTGTGCCATCGCCAAATGTTTCCACCGTCGTGACCGCGGTCGCGTATTCTTCCCATTTCATTCTCCTATTAATTTAAATTTCTCCTGAGTAAAGAATTTTTGTTGAGCGTATTCTTCCTCGAATTTATAATTATGTCTGTTAAAGGAATCATACCTATCGTCATCAACATCATTATATTCCTTGTGGAAGGTTTTTGTTCTTTTAAAATCAAATCCATAAACATTTACAGCTGAAGGATTAAATTCGTTGAGTAAATATAATATGGATAATCCTGCTGATGGATTCCCTGTATCTCGGAACAAATCATTTTTAATTTTCTCTCCAAATTCAACTTTATTAAATATAAATCCTTTATCTTTTCTTGACATTGCCAAGTCCAGTTTATTATATTTACTATTCATGTACTGTGCCATTCTGGGTGTAGTATAACTATGGTGAGCAGTTGCTGTTTTCCAATAGTCCCAGAAGGCCCAAATATCTATTTTAGTTCCGTGAGAATGACGAGAATTTAAATCGTCGTAGAAGATAGCAGAATTGTTAATTCTTATTACCACTTGATGGTCATCAATTTCACTACCATATTGAAAGTCGAATAACGACTGAGCATTACCTACTAAGGCAACGGTTTTATTTTCAATAAAGTTTTGCATTCATCACGAACCATAATTTTATATATTATAACACAAGAAGGTTATAATGTCAACAATTTAACTTGTACTAATTGGTTCTCTTAAAAGTAAACCTTCGGCGAATACATTCATTTCGTGTGTTCCGACCTCTGTTCTTAATTGAAACTGAATGTCGGTTTTTTCTGAATACTTAAACGGGAACCTTCGTTGGATATTCATATTTCCTAAGAATGTTGTTCGAGCAACGTTATATTCTTGTCCACCATTTGCGTTATTAACTGATACATTTCTAAATATACCAGGTTTAGCTGATGTACTATCTGATGAAAAAGCATCGATACGATAAAGGTAATAACAATGGTCGGCAGGAACTGAAAAATGAGATGCTTGATTTCTTCCATCACCAACTCTAATACCTGCATACTTTTCGGTTTTACCAGCATTTTGTACTGTAATTAAACCAATATTTTCAATTCCACTTGTTAATATAACATCATTAATTCTTAAGAATGAATTATCTGTGACTACATCTCCACCACCAACAAGTGTGACTGTTTCTGTTAAAACATTCCAATTAGCATCTAAACCTTTAATTAATAAACTCTTGCCATCGTCACTACCACTTGCTGATGTGATAGTTAATGGAATTGCGCTTGAAGGAAATACTAAATTAGTAGCAGCAAATTCCCACAATACTCTAAATGTTGTATCTGCAGCCTCTTGATATCCAAAAATATTTCTTACTTCACCACCTTGGATTAATCCACGTGATGCGTTTAAAAAAGTATCTTCAGTTGGATAATATTTTGCCATTATGGTGTTCCTTGACTAAATCTATAATCGTAAAAATCTTTATTGATTTCACCATTCACCAAGGTTTTTCCTGGCTTTCTGCATTTGATATAAGTTTGAGTTGTGTGGCCACCTGAATTAGGTACTGTAAATGTTCTGACGCCATTTAATACGACGCCTGGAGAGTCAACATAGGTATCAGCAGTAGTTGCTGTATTCTCGTATTCCCATGTTCCATTACTTCCTGGTACCGTGACCCAAGCCATTATTTTTGCCACCCTTTGATATATTCAGTACTAAAGTTTGCTTTACTAAATTCCAATCTATCCACAATCTTTAGTGCGTTTTTACTATAATGGTCGATAGCAACAAAACCTTCCTGGCCAGTGACCTCGAATCCACTACTTGTTTTCAGTAGAGTTGTAATTCCTTCTACCTGGTTTAATTTATTTATTATCATATATTTTGCATCGACAAGTAAATTATACAATTCAAAGATAGCTTCTACCTGTTTAATGTCTCGCTTATTAAAGTATTGTAATAATACATTACCTTGCGCAATTTTAGCATCTTTTGTTTTTTGTTGTTTAACTTTATCTGCTTCTTTCTGATAATATTCTTGAATATATTGTTGAAGCCCAATCACAAATTGTTTTACATTTGTAATTCGTTGTCCTTCTCGTACCTTACTATTAATGTATGTATTGACACGAGCATTTAAATCAGTATTTTGATGTAATGTATTTAATTTTGCTGCTTTTATTTTTCTGAATAATTTTCCAGCAGCCGATAACTTTGCTGTAATATCTCTATTTTCTGCCTTGGTAAGAGTTGCATTTCCTGATTCGTCTTTAAATGTTGCGTCTATTGACCATACGCTTTTAACCGAGCTTTGTTTTGATGCAATCTCCTCTCCAAAACTTGCAGACATTGTTTCAAGACTTGTTCCTCTGTATGTTGTGTGCCAGACCACACCGATTTCGGATTCTGATATTTTTTTACCGAGGTCTGTTGATTTAGGTACCGCATAAACAATGGTATTAGGATGGAAAGTAATATGCGGTTTTCCATCAATGTTTTCCGTTTTAAGATCTGATTTTGTAAATAAGAAATCACCTTGTACTACTCCTTCAATTCCGAGTTTTGGAAACTCTGCTAAGGCGACCTTAAACTTGTCAGCAAGGTCTCCTTTTAGTTCATTATCTATTTCACTATTTGTTTTATATAATTTTGGATTCTTATTAAATAATCCTTTCTTTGCCACAAAGAATTTGCCATCTGATGGGTCAATACCAGCAAAAATAGCAGGAGCACCGTCCCATTTTGTGGTAAGACTTACTGGTGTTGCTGTAGAACCAGAAAGCATATCGCGAATGTTTCTTAAATAATTAATTACATTTCTTGTGCCAGTGACACCACCATCAAGGACAGCATCTTCCAAGTGCGTCATATGAAGATTTGCACCTGCGGCCTCTGCGATATATTTTTTAAATTTAATCATTCGGGTCTATATCCAATTGTGTATTACCAGGAATACTTGGGTCTACTTTTTCCTTTTTTCTGTCTGCTTGGACAGCTTTATTCATATCGTCTAAATTTTCACCACCAGTTTTACTGTGGTCAAATGTATGTGGTTTGCCAGCGTCACCCGTGACCCATTCGCCGTCCATATAACGGACTTGGTCTTTTTGCATTGGGTAATCAGGCATTGCAAATCCTTCTTCTACAAATTCTTTATATGATTTCATTTCTGGTCCTTCATTCTTGAATGGCCTTTGCGTTTGGTATCTCGTTCTACTCTTTGTTTTACCAATGCGGCAATGTCATTTAAATCGTTATAATTATTTTTCTTTAAATCTTTTTCTAATTTCGCCTGCACTTTCTTTAATATTGCATCGATGATATGTCTATCAGAAGAAGCTAATGTTGCCTCTGTTTGTAATTTTGCAATTTCAGCATCATCAACTTTTCCATCATCAAGTATCTTTTTACACATTTTATAGAATTTTAAGTAATGATATTTCTCTAACATTTTATAAATGACATTTTTAGGCAATCTGTTTTTAATAGAGAATGTTTTAATCTGTTCTGGTGTCATATCAGTATCAAATGCGGCACGGCGTTCCTTGTCAACCAAGTCACCAACACGTACATAATCCTGTATTCCGGTTTCCACTTCTTTTAGTTTATCCTCAATTTTATCTTGCAAGTCTATTATATCACTTGGCTGGAGCTCTGTCAACTCTTTATAGTCAATAATATCGCGTTTTAATTCGCCTTTAATAATGTCAAGCTCTTGTACTTTTCTATCAAATTCGTGCATATACAAGTCTGGGTCAAATACAAAATCCTCTGGGCGTTTGATGAAGGTATCTGTTTCAATATCAAATACAGCATCTGCCTTACCATTCTGTTCGTCATATATGCTTTCGCTTGTAATAAAATAATAGTTAATTGGGTGTTCGGTTCCTGGGATTAATTTACCCTGGATATTATCTGGGTTGCTTGATGACAAATACTTTTTGGAGAGTCGTTCTCTTTCTGCCTCTGCCTTTTCTGGTGGTACATCAAATAAAACATTAATGTCCAAATCAGCATCGTTCCTATATCGTTTTGTAAGGATAGAGCCGATTAAAGATGTTTTAACGATTGGGTATTCTGTTTCAAATTCTTTTAATTGTTTATTAATTAATTCTTTTACACTTGGTTTGATTTTTGGATTATCGGATTCTTCGTTATCAAATACAGCAGGTGCATATGTTCTTCTTGGGATATCAATGATACTTTCTACAAGTTTAATATCCTCCAGGTCCATACAACCTTCCATTTGACCACTTCGGAATTGTGCAAGCCATTTTATTGCTTTGGCATGTCGGACTGGTTTATTTGCAAATCGTTGTGCGAATTTAAATCCTTTCGTAGTAGCTTTCTCCCAATTACTACCAGAAGAATTGTCAACAACAATGAAATTATCTTTAAATAAACTTTGGAAGCGTCCAATATTTGTCTGCACATCTTTCCACATTTTAACAACAGCCGGTTCAGGTAATGTT